GTTAAGCCGAAGGATGTTCAGTCTGCACCCGCACCAAGGGTGGAGGTTGCTTCAGAAGATATACCCTTTTGATTTGTTGGGGGCGCAAGCCCCCTTGTCCTTGGAGGTAATATGCATATAGGCCACGCAATTAGATGCGCCCATGCAATTAATAATATCAAGCACATCAAAGTAGCCCAACAGATAGGGGTGAGTGCAGCTAACTACTCTCACTCCCTGACTAATAAGGGGATGACGGTGAAACGCTACAAAGAAATATGTGACGCGCTTGGTATGAGCATGGATGATGTCTTTAAAATAGGAGAAGAATATGCTGACGGCGACTCAAACTAATCAACAAGTAAGAGATAGATTGGAAAAAGACTTGGAGTTGTTTTTCAGCAAGGGCGGGGAAGTTCAACACTTCCCTCCCTGCACCTACTCCGAGCATATACTCACAGAGAAGCAGAGGTTTGATGCTCGCTTCGGTCAGAGGGGAAAGAAATGACTGATATCAATCAGGGGGATTTCTGGGTGGTTGATGATAGGCGTTCGCTTGAAGCCTTCATTAAGATGATGACTCAGATGTACGAGGAGAAGAAGTATCTGACACTCAAGATCAAGGGTGGCAAGACCAGAACATCTACACAGAACAACGCACTGCATGTGTACTGTCGGCTACTGGGTGAGAAGCTCAACGACTCAGGGTTTGATATGAAGCGAGTCATCAAGCAGGAGGTGGATATACCTTGGTCGCCCTCGCTTGTTAAAGAATACCTTTGGAAGCCCATCCAAAAGATTGTAGCGAACGAAGAGTCTACCGCGAAGGTAGGGTCAGATGATTACCACAAAACCTACTCTGTACTAAGCCGACATCTCAGTGATAAGTTTGGGGTGTTCGTTGAGTTCCCGAGCAAGAAATCATGATACTATTTGATGACTTTCAAGACGCATTAGAGGAGGCCGCTTGGTGCGCTGATAATGAGAAGCAAACTTATGCGGTTGTGGTCTACAAGACGGGATTTCGAGTTAGTAGGCTCTCTAGAATGTACCAATACAAAGGCACAATTTTAGAGGTCGGACACTGTGAGGAAGAAGTATGAATGATCAGCCACAGTACGATCCACCGGAAGATGTAAAGGCTGTCTCTGGGACATACTCTGTGATGTCTAAGCTGTTCAGCATTGCGCTAATCAAGCTGCGCTACGATAGAATGGATACAGCTAGCCAGATCCGATCTGAGAAAACCATGTTTGCATTGCTTCACGAGAGAAACTGGGATGCCAAGAGCGACAGATAGGCGAGCAAAGCGTAAGTCTAAACCTAAGACTAAGACTTCCTCGATGCTTAGGCAGGAGTGCTACAGGGCTATCCAGAAGCTCGCGAGGATAGCTGCGGCAGATGACGATGGGTACTGTAGCTGTGTGTCCTGCGGCGTTACCAAGCACTACAAGGACATGCAGGGTGGACACTTTATCCCCAAGGGCAACTCATCCTACTGGGCATTAGAGATCGAAAACATTCACCCTCAGTGTGCGGGGTGTAACATGTGGGGCATGAGGCATGGTTCTGCTGCGCAAGAGTATACGATGTGGATGGAAGACATGTACGGGAGAGCATTTGTCAAGGACATGATTGCCAAAAAGTCGTCCCCTGTTAAGAGATACAAGGCAGATTACGAGCAGCTTCTCGCGGAGTTTACCGAGCTTATCCGCAAGCATGAGAGGAGAATATGTTAGAGAAGGTCATATTTACTAAAGAGCATCTCAAGAAAATGAGATCTTGCCGGGGAGGGTTGTGTAAAGCGCAAATTGTTTTGTCTAAACAGATTATTAAAGACTTAACCGGAAGCGACAAGGGCAAGCCATCCAAATTAGTAGGACTAGAACTTGATCAAAGCGTAGTGAATCTTTTAATCAATACTAGGAATCAAAGCCTTCAAGGGTATGTCCCAAAAAAGCACAGAAAAAAATACAATAAAATTCATCAACCTAAAAAGCCGCAACTTACTCAAGATCAAATCGCTAAGTGGAAGCTGAAATCATCTTCTCAGCCAAGCCAGTTATTTTATAAATCAAGAGCGTGGCGAGAACTGCGCGTTGCAATCCTTGAGAAGTACGAGTGCAAATGCATGATGTGCGGATGCAGCCCTAAAGAACATGGGATTGTTGTTCATGTTGACCATATAAAACCAAGAAGCACTCACCCTCATTTAGAGTTAAAAGAAGATAACCTGCAAATTTTGTGCGAAGATTGCAATCTAGGGAAGTCAAATTATTATATTACGGATTGGAGGCCTAACCTATGTTAAGGGTTAAGCTCAGTAATAAAGAACTATTTAATTGCCAACAAGCCGCAAACTTTCGATCAATGCTTGCTCGCGCTTCTGGTGTGACAAATCAGAGAAAAGACCCGACAAGGACAGATCAAGAGCTAGACTTGGTGGGAATTAAGGGTGAGTTAGCTGTATCTAAAGCATATCAGACAGAGTTTAATGTCTTTGAGTTTGGCGTTGATGCAGGGACAGATATGTTTATTGGTGAGGTGGCGTTAGATGTTAAAACCACGAAGCATGTGTCAGGTGTATTATTGTTTAAAAGCGTTGAGTCATTTAAAGCCCCGATTGCTGTGCTATGCGTTGAGATAGACCAGAATACGATGGGAATTGCAGGATGGATAAATAGAAAAGACTTTGCTGCTAAATGCTGTGAATTTATCAATCCAAAAATTAAATATAAAACAGGGAGTGTATGTGTAAAGCAGGATCAACTGCAAACTCCTGAAAGTTTATGGCGTAAAACTACAGAATTGAGGCTTTCAAATGGATGACGAAATTTACATTGAGATGGTGTCCTCTGACGAGGCATACGATTGGCTGAACGACATGATACAAACCCTTGAGGGTCATGATCGTGATGTCATAGGCACAATAGCTTTGATGCTTGAAGACCTAACCGAGTTCGTAAACAAGAACGAGTTTACTAAAAAACATTTCATACAGTTCATCGAGAACAAACATGAAACCGAGGAGTTACTACATTGAGCGCAACAGACCACCAAGTAGCAGGTGACCACTACAAGAAGTTAAAGATCCAACCTATTGAATACATCCTCGCGAATGAGATGCAGTTCTGTGAGGGGGCGATTATCAAGTACATCTCTCGATGGAGAGACAAGGGCGGCATTGAGGATCTACGAAAGATCAAACACTTCTGCGACTTCTTGATTGAGAACGAGGTGACGGAAGAACCCCTCGCTCATCTAAGCGAGAGGCGTGTTCCGAAGTTTTAGTTAAGGCGCTGCTTTTGCTCGAACTCCATTGCTTTTTCTAATCCTCCACCAAAGAAGTTGTACCAGACTTTGCCGATTATAGGTAGTTCTCGCATCATTTTAGAGTCGCTACCTACAAACTCGCCAGAAGCAGCGCCCATAACATCTTCTCCGATCGCGTTAATCCAATCCGTAGGGGGAGCGATAATCTCTCCCACCGCAGTGCCTATCTGGCCTTTGCCAACATACTTGTCCATGACGTATTGGCTACCACCGAAGACTTTAAACAAGTTGTCAATGTAGTTGTCCGGTATATCATCTACCGAGCCGCCTTGTCCTCGTAGCATGTCTTTAGCCTCTTCAACAGTTGCTCCCATCATCGGGATAATTGTCATGTAAGCGACTAAGTTTTTAACTCCCTCGGCTTTGTTGCCAGACTTAATTTCTTGCACAATATCTCTGCGCATTACGTCTAGCTGTTTAATAGCAAATGTTTTAAGCGAGTAAAAGATTCTACCGTTGGGGTTGCGTAAATAGTTTAACGGCATTTCCGAAAGACTAATCGGCTGTACGCCTGACAACTCGTTAAATAACATTAGCTTTACATTTTCAGTAATGTTTCCTGCTCGAAGATCGCTCATTGTGTTTTTGAATTCATCACCAAGCATGACTCCGTACTTTTTGCGCAATGACTCTACTCCGTCTGCGCTGTTAGACATGCCTTTAAATTTTCTAAAAGATGAATTGATTAGAGTGTTTTTGCCTAGCTTATCAATGGCCTTAAATCCCACTGCTCCCAGAGTTTTGTCTAGCAATTTTGCGGTCTTGCCTACAGTCGCAAGCTCCTGACCAATCACCTTGTCCAAGCCAAGGTCAGAAAGGTCTACGTTTTTTCGTCCTAGCATAGATGCAATTGTATGTTTAAACCCATTTATATAAGCAGACATTCCAATGTCGCCAATCTGTGTTAAAGCAGAAAACGGATTACCAAGGGTGGTGAGGTAGCCTATATTTCTAAACGCTTGATTGATTTTGTTTGCACTGGCTTCGCCTAAACCAAACCTTGCCTCAAGAAGCTCTGCCATTCTGCCCATGTCATCAGCAGCCATCTCACCTTTAGCAACAGCGTCATCCAAGTATCCGCCAATAGAATTTGCAAGGTTGATTTCTTGAACGCCTGTATCTTTTACAGTAGAGCCTCTGCCAAAAAACTTTCTTTTGTGCAGATCGTTAACCGATTTCATGATGTAAGAATTTAATGCTGTCTTAGGGTCTTGGTATTGTTCTATTAGCCTGTCGTCAATTTTGCCTACAGCTCTTTTCCCAGTAAATCCGGGCTTTGCGTCCACCACAATTGGCTTTCTTCCGCGCATGACTTGATTAATAATATCAACTCTATCACCAGAACCAAGGTCGTCTGCTGATTTCAGCCCTAGTGATTTTGCTTTTGCCGCGAAGGCTCGATCAATTTGACTCTTGTCTGTAGCGTTAATGGATTTAAGAAACTCTTTGTAATCTTTCAATTGGCGTGGAAAATAATTTTCCACATAACCAAGGTCTTCATACCCTGCTTCTTTGGTTAATCTTTTGTGAATATCCTCTAGCGTTTCTCTGGCAGCTTTCATGTAATCTGAGCTATTGGTATCGTACCTGCTCATCTTAGACACAGCGTTATCAAACTCACCGTTGGCTAAATCTCTTGCCACAGAGCGAGCGTCAGTCTTGCTCATTTTGTCTAGCACTTGAGTCAGGGGTTTAACTTGCTCTAAATATTTAGAAGATTCGGTTGCAATATTGTAATCAGTTTTAACAAGCAATGAATGCGCTTTAGGGCTAATGTTTTTAACGCCTGTAGATATAACTCCTAAAAAATTCTCTGCTGTTTTAGACATTCCCGCTGCTGCTGATGGCGCAATATTTGCTGCTCGCGCCTCAATAACCATATTGGCATTCTCAACTGACGGAACTTGTAGCTTTCTGTCAGACAAGATTAATATCTCATCAAGCTGTGATTGATCAATGCCTAATCTATTTTGAACGGTTGTATTTATTTCATCTAGGTTTTCTACCCCTGCGGCTCTTTGTTCAAACACAATTTCTTCAATGTCATCAAACTGTTTGTCTGCTTTTGTTTTTGCTTCTGGCGAATTGCGTTTAATCAATGCCTTTCGCGTAGCAGGGGTAAGCGTTTTAATTAAAGCTGATGTCGCAGGAGTGGCAATTGCTCCAAGCGCAGCAGCAGATGCAAGCTCCTGTGGATTTACTTCTCCGGTTTTAGCAAGCTGTTCTAACGCGCTGTACTCTGCGCCAAATGCAGCGCCTACAACAGCCAAACCCTTGTATCCTTGATAAGCCTTAGATATAGGGATCAAAGTAGTAGGACTCATTAAAGAGCCAATAATCGTACCCGCAATACCTGCCGCACCTCCCATACCTTCTTGCTGAGATGCTTCAGGATATTTTTGTTGGAGCTGAATTTCTTTTGTGCGCTCCATTACCCGTCGCCTAACATCGGGCGAAGAGTTCATGTATTGCTTGCCATAAATTTCTTCTGGCGGCGTATAAGTCAGACCTTCGCGAAGGTTAATGCCTATCTTCCCCATTGGGAATTCGCTTGCAAGATACGTTAAAGCATTGCCAAGGTCTGTGTCAGCAGATTCATAAGCATAAGCAAACTTGTCAAATGCAGACGGCTCTTTTGATGGGAAGCTAATATTTAATACTGCTTGCGCTTCGGGAGATATCTCATCAAATTTTTTAGCAGCGATAAGCTCAAGGTCAGCTTTGCTGAGTGTAGATAAATCTGCCATTAGTTCACCACTATTGTTGACGAGCCATTACATTCTGTCTAGCTTGTGACATTGCTGCCGAATTAAACGCTGAGCCTTTAGGTTTGATCCTTGCGTATTCTTCGGCCACTAGCTTTTGAATCGCTGAATTGTTTTGATCTGTTACGTTTTGTTGAGCTGCGTCTAAACTGGTTAGCTTTAGCAAGCCGCTGCTCATTTGCGTGTAACCTACAGGAACTTCATCTAACTTAGCGGCATCCTCTTTACTAATCGTGTCAGGGAACTGAGGAGAAGCAGGTGCAGTCCCTGCTAATTGAGCAGCAGCCGCTTGAGCCGCTGCTTCTGCGGCTTCAGGATTGTTGTTTAATGAAGACTCTCCTGCTATGTCTTGCGCCATTTCCTCAACATCTACTTCTAATAAGTCAGCGCCAGTACCCGTTGTAATAGATGCTTGTACTAAGTCTATAATTTCGCTAGGCGTTTTGTTTACGTTGTCAGGCATTGACCTAAATTTTCCTGCAAGCTCCAAGAATCTTTCTTCGCTTACATCAGCCGCCCTGCCTAAGAATCCTTTTTTAAGTAATTTTTCTAACTCAGGCCGCTCTCTAGCTAGAGCCAAGTAACTATCTGTTTCGCCCGCGGAGATTGGTTTAAATGCTGATTTAGGCGTTGCTCTAAACTGTGCGGATTGGATAGAGGCAACGTCACGCATTCCGTCTTTTGGATCAAGAACTCCACTCTCGATACCAGTAGCTATGGCTTCGTATTCCGTGCCGAGATTTCTAACCGCCGTTGCTAATGTAGGCAAGTTTTCTCGGTAGTTTTGCGCATCAATAACAGCCTGACCTCTTTCGGAGATTTGCAAGGCAGCACTTGCTTCTTGCAATCCAGAAGCTCTCAGACTTGCTTCTTGAGTTCTACGGGTAAGGTCTCTGTCTTCTGCTTCAGTTCTTAGTCTCGCGGCTTCTTGACGCAGGGTAGCAGCGCGAAGCGGGTCTATAGACTGAACCATGTTTGCTGCTTGTAACATTCCCGCAGGAGTAGAAGTGTCCACTTTGCTTAACGCTTCTTGGAGCTTCTCTCCCGTAGTCCTGGGGTCAATCCCAAGCATAGGCTGTACTGCACGGCGCAAGTCTTCGTTACGCTGCACGCCTAGCTGACCTGCCATCTGGGCAAGAGGAGCTAATGCTCTAGCTCTGCCTGTCAGACCTGATGCTAGTAGCTGACCTTGAGCCATGCCCTGCTGTAGTAGTTTCTGTTGACGCTGTTCGGGGGTATCAATGATGTCCGCGAAAAGTGTGCTTATATTAATAGCCATTAGCCGCTCCTTGAGATTGTGAAGCTAAGATAGACGCGAACCCACCAAGAGTATCAAGCCCTTCTGGGTTAACCCCTGCTTGTTTTAGTAAGCCAAGAACCTGCGCAGATTGATCACCTCCTGTCTGAGCCGCTCTCTCGCCCTTCAACAGATCAAACAGTCCTTGGAACTGCTGCTGTCGTAGCGCATTAGCGAGTGCTGAGTAACCAAGCTGCGCCTCAAGCGTAGACTCTGCTAGCCCTGCGCCTATACCTAAGCCTGTGGACTGCAACCCTGCTCCAATACGAGAAGCCTCCAGAGATGGTGCTAGGTTCGCGAGGAGCTGATTCTGACCGCCGTAAGCAGCCGGCAAGGACTGTAACCCTAAGTCGCCCAGAAGGCCTAATCTAGCCCTTGTCTCGCCTAATCCCGCTAGGGTTTGCTGTGACTGCAACGCTTGCTCTTGACGCGCCTGACCCATAGCCTCTACGCCGAACATAGCATTCTGCTCTGCGATAGCTTTCTCTAACGCTAGCTGCTCAGGAGTGCCACCGTATTGGTTGGTCTGTACGCCCAAACGTCCCTGTCCTAGCAGACGCTCCTCAAGAGCCATACGCTGACGCTCTTGCTCGGGAAGCTGAGTGGCTAGCATACGATCATAGATGCCCTGCTCGCGCGCAGCTTGATCTCCCGCGCCCTGAGTCAACATACCGATGATGTTTTCTTGCTCCTCCTGTCGTGCCGCAGGATCGCCAAGCATGCTAAAGGCATCGCGACCAAAGCTAAGCATTTGATTTTGCAGGGCTTGCTCTGTAGGGCTGAGCATTGTAGATAAGCTGCCGCTTTCTCCGAGCGTGGCGCGAGAGCCGGTAGGGGTGGTTACCGTAAACGGTTTGAACTTAGACTGTCTTCCAATCTCGCCCATTAAACCGCCACTCGCGGCCTCGGGAGGACGATCACCGTAGACAGTTCTTACGTCACGCTCACCTGCTTTTTCAATGTCGCTGATTGCTTTCTGTTGAGCGGCTGCGCTACCGATAGAAGATAGCAAGCCACCCGTAGTGCCGCCAAATAAATTATCATACCAAGCCATTAGTAAGTACCTCCATCAATAGTACCGAACGTAGACGTACCACTAACGGTTAGATTAGCTGCGGTTACTGTTCCTGTGAATGTAGGAGACGCAGAGTTAGACTTGCTGTTTACTGCGACAGCAATTGCATCATACTCAGCCCCTACCTCAGAGCCTTTGATTACTTTAGCGGGGTTACCACTAACCAAAGTATCCTTGGCTGCGAAGTT